AGAACTATTTTAGAAGTTTTTTCTTTATAATCACGAAGAATAAACATAAGTTGTTCAAACATAGGAACATTGAAGGTCGGTTCATTACCAGTAATATCCAAAGAGATAGAACGATTCAAAGTGAACACCATATCCAGCGATTTGCGTAATTCAACAAAGAATTTATTAAAATCGTGTTTCTGTGTTTCAATCGTGCAGTTGTTGAAACAGAACGGGCATTTTGCCTGACAGAACGCAGGAATAACTATCTTAACAGAAAGACCATTACCATGACCAGCACCAAAATTCGCCGGATTTACAGTGATGTATTCATTGGATTCACCAAGAAGATTTTTGATAGTGTTCATAGTTACCTCTTTGTTTCTTTTTACATAGTAAATATAGTTTATATTCACGCAGTTGTCAATAGATTTTTTGTAAATTATTGTAAAATAAAATTTACATAAATACAACATGAATATCCAAGAAGCAACAGAAATTTTACATAATCGTGGATTTATGCTAGAAACCAAAGGTGCTAAAACTCTCAATAAAGCTGCTAAAGCAGCAGATGACGAATTTTACACATACTACAAAGATGTAGAAAAAGAAATGAAAAACTACAATTTTAGTGGAAAAACTGTGTATTGTTGTTGCGATAATCCTGAGTGGTCTAATGTTTACAAATACTTTGAAGATAATTTTGATAAACTTGGCTTAAAGGGATTGATTTCTTCCCATTACATTTTACCAGGTGATAGCGAAACATACTGGACTGAATTTAAAGATGGCGAAAGAATTAAACATCCATTAGCAGGTAATGGTGATTGTACTTCTGCTGAGTGCCAAAAATTAGCAGATATGGCTGATGTAATCGTTACAAATCCACCATTCAGTATTTTTGGTGATATTGCTTCTACTTACATTCATAAACCATTTATTATGTTGTGTACACCATTGAAGATGGTTTCTAACAGAAAAGTTAGAAAAATGTATATGGAAAAGAAAATTAGATATGGTTATACAACTGCTAGTAAATTTTATAGACCCGATGGTGGAGAAGATAAACATGTTTACACAATTTGGTACACCAATTTGAAAGTAAACAAAAACTATCCTGGAATTAACATTGTACCAATGGATGATTCATTTGAAAGATTTGATAATTCCGATGTTATAATTGCTACTTATAAAGCTGTACCTGATACAGATGAATTGATTGGTTTACCTGTTTCCACATTGGTTAGAGTTGACCCTAACAATTTGCCATTTGAGATTGTAGATATTGACGATAACTTGTATTTAAATGGTAAACAACAATTCTCTCGTTTAGTGGTTAAATTAAAATAAAGTTTTGTTGCCTCCACGAAATAAAAATTCGGACACGTTTCAAAGCAACAAAAAATGGCACTCTTAATTGAGTGCCATTTCTTTTAAAGTTCAATTACCCATAACATAAATTGCTTTATTAGTGAGTCAGCTAACCATCCAAGAATGAATATACCAGCTAAACAAAGAGCAAGTATCAAACCAGAACCAATTAGTTCAATGTCGGCTTTACTCTTTTCTTCTTCGGTCATGTTTTTCATTTGGTTGGCTCTTTTATTTGCTGCAGAAATTATATGAATCATTTGTACTCCTTTGCTATACATTCCATAACATCCAATGCGTAATTCTTTGTGTTCAAATCGTCAAACCAAATCTTTTCACCTGATTTCGTATAGACTACTGCACCATGTATCGGTTCATACAAAGAATCCAAAATGTTCGGGCATGGAGCGGTAGTCCAAAATTCTGCCACCAATTTACCATAGATTGAGATTACTTTGTATGTGGTTGCTTCCACAGCACCACAAGGATAGTTAGCCGGTTCTACAGCATAGTTTCGTGCCACAAAGAGATTTCTCAAATGTAGCATCGGTGTATCAGTCTTTAACATCATACAATACCCCATTTATTCATATTCATTAAACATATTACTACCTAATCCAATTTGCCATTCGGCTTATTTACACCACGAATAAGTTCCACTGGGAGCTTGTTGCTAACAAATTCATAAACATTCCCATAGTTCGGAATGTATTGTCCTTCGCGGCGTTCAAGATAATCACGCAAAATCCTGGTGCGATGATTTTCTTTGAGTGAACGTCCAATAAAAGCACCGTGGTCAAATTCAATTACCCAAATTTCATCATCCAATTCTTCTGTTAACCGACCCATTGGGTCAACATACTGAAATTTGATGTAATCACCTTCAAACAGTTCAATATCATTTCGGTCAGTGAGTGTAGTAGAAAATAAATTAGTCATTTGTTTACCTCCATTATTTCTTCGGTGTAATTGCCCACTCCATCCATTCGTCAGCAGTAATCGGTTTAATACCTTTTTCTGTGCCCAAATCCATCATAGCGAACATTCTTTCGCTAGGACTCATCTGCGACCAGTATTCTCTAATATGACGTTCTAAATCAGACATTTGTTACCTCTTTGTTAATTGTTTACATAGTAAATATAGATAAAAAATGCTCAGTTGTCAATAGGAAATATAAAGTTTTATGTAAAATTTTGTTTACATAAATATAGTATGAATTTTAACGATTATTTAGCAGATTTAGACGAAGCACTAAAAGTCAAATATGTAGTTCGTAAGAACAAGAAGGTCAAGAAATGGAAGACTGACAAAAAGGGCTATCGTGTAGAATATGACGAAAACGGAAAACCACGCGAAGTTCGTATGAAAGCTGCTGAAAAAAGAAAAAGAAAATTGGGTCAAAGAAAGGGTAAAATCAAAAGACAAGCAAAGATGAACCTTATCAAAATGAAACAAAAGAAATCTTTTGTGGCCCGTAAGAATATGGGTATTGCTTATAACAAGAAAAACCCAGATATAAACTACAACAGAAAACCCTATGAACCAGTAAAAACTCCATTCAAATCAAAAGATAAATTACTCTCACCAAGTTTCACAGAAAATTTTCAAGAATACATAAATGAAAGTTTATTACTAGAATGGCCTGAAAATGTAATTTGGCATGATGATACAAAAGGTATTGAAGTAGGTTGGGACTGGTGTAGTGAAACAACACCCGAAGATGGTGAATGGTTATCACAATTAGTTACTTTGTTTAAATATGGCACATTGAAAACTTTGCGTGATGATAGAAATGAACCTTGTAATGATGATGGATTTATTCAGCAACCATATTTACATTTTGATAAACCACAAATAGAAGATATAGCAGATAATTTAATGATAGATTGGACTTTCTTACAGATGGCTAATCACGATTTGAAACTAATTAAAGACGAGAAATTATTAAAAGATTTACAAGAATATGTTCCCGATAGACTATGGAACAAAATTGTAAATTATAAATAAGGATATAGTGAGGTTATTATTTTATGAATTTAGGTTTTCTTAATCCATTCAGTGATAAATTCCTACAACCGGAACCAGAACATCAAATGCAGCGTCAGGCCGATGCCGCATTAAATTCATTTGGTAAAAGTGAAGATGCAGTAGACTGGAGACGATTGACACATGGCTATCTTAATGGTTATGTGGAAGGTCAAGATGTTTATGATTCTTCAGGAATTTTGTTTGAACAAGTTTTCAATTCTAAAAGACAAAGAATTAACTGGTATCGTAATCTAGCATTATATCCATTCGTTAGAAAATGTTTGACTATGATGGCCGACGAAGCATGTTGCGAAAATGCTTTGGGTGAAGTTGCAGTATTTGATATTGACAGAAGTGTTAAATCCAAATTCACTGAAACAGAGTTAATGACTTTGCGTGATGAATTTAACTACATTATTAACCAGGTATTTGGTAAAGAACAGTTATGGTATTACTATTATAAATGGTTGGTTGATGCCGAGTTGTTCCTAGAAATTTGTTTGAATACAGAAGGTGATAGAGTTGCTGGCGTTAAATGTTTGCCACCATACTGCACAATGTGTGTTTATGACGATGGTATATTACACGGGTTCATAGAAGATGTTAAGTTATTGAATCCTGATTATGATGAAGATGCCAAAACATTTACCACAAACCAAATTGCTTATGCTAACTATGGGTTCTGGGGAAATAACAAGAATGATATACGCGGTCACTTGGAACCAGCTATTAGACCAATTAACCAATTAAGAGCCATTGAAGATGCTCTAACAGTATATCGTATCACCCGAGCCCCTGAAAAGAGAATTTTCAAGATATACACAGGTAAATTACCAACCTCTAAGGTTCCTGAGTATATGCAGGAAATTCGTTCCAAATACAGAAAACAATTAACTATTGACCCTGTAACTGGTATGATACAAAGTAATAACAATGTTCAGGCTTTCGTAGAAGACTTCTGGCTATCACAAGATGCTGATGGTCAAGGTTCTAGTGTTGAATCATTCAAGGGTTCTACCGAATTTAATGGTCAGTTAGACGATGTTAAAATGTTCCGTGAACAAGTTGCTGACGCATTGATGGTACCTCCATCAAGATGGCAAACTGCTGAAGGTGGTGGTTCACCATATTCACAGGGTGTAGAAGGCTTAACATTGGAAGAAGCTTCTTTCCAAAAACTCAATAAGAGATTGAGAAGAAAGTTTGCCGATATTATCTACCAGGTCTTTATGGTACATTTACAGGTTCGTGGATATGATAGTAAGTATCTTGATAAAACCATTTACCATATTGATTTGATTCCAGCTACCGACTTTGAACTCATGCGTGCTTTATCAATGTGTGAAAAGAGAGGTGGTGTAGTTGGTTCATTCTCCCAATTCTTACCAACATTGAACAATGTTAAACCTGGTTCCGAAGAAGCTCCACCATTGTTCTCTCGTCAATTCTTCCTAGAAGATATTTTGGGCTTAACTAGCGAACAACGCATTAGAAATGACCGCTTAATTGAAGAAGAAGCTCAATCTATTATGGCAAAAGCTGACGCAGCTAAAGAAGAAGGTGGCACTGAAGAAGAAGGTGAAGATGAAGATTTAGGATTCTAAATTTACACACTATAATATAATAATCAATGGTGGTTTCTGTAATGAAGCCACCATTTTTTATAAATACATTATAATGGGAGATAAATTTATGGAAGTAGTAATGACAAAAACAGCTCCAGCAGATTTTTTAACATTTTTAGCAAGCTCACAAAATAATGAAGTAGAAAAACTCTATACTTTTGCAGTTGATTCTCTCGTATTTGCCGATAAGATAAACATTTATCATTGGCAGTGCGAAAGTGGTTTCCAACATACTCAATTTGAAGCACTCTATGATGTAATTCGTGATTTTGGTGATAAACTTGTAGAAACAGTTCTTTCTATGGGTATTCCATTCAAAATGACCAGCAAAACATATAACATAAATGACGAATTATTTGATTTGAATGGTGCTTTAATCAAGATAGAAGCATTTAGAGATGAATTGGAAAATCTAAAAAGAGCATATAGCACTAAAATTAGTCTTGAAAATTTGTTTGGTGATACCATTGAACAAATTGATAAAATCGTTGGTTTGTTAAAGAACTTCAAGTAATGGGGTGAAATTATGAATTTTAATGATTACATTAAACAAGAATTTAAGAAGGTAACACCTGTTATCAATGAAAACATGGCTGAAGCAGGTGATACTGATGCTTTTGAAGGTTCTCAATGGATGGGCCCTCACCATCACAAGTATGTAATTTGGGATAATCAAACTGGTTATGGATATACCGGTGATGTTCTTATGGATAACCCAGACCATAAAGAAGGTTTAGCACCTTGTTGCGACCACATTCATTTGATTATGAATTGGGAAGTATTGCCATTGGGTGATATGCACTCACACAAATTATTGAAACCTGAACAAGTAGCAGTAGATACAGATATTGGTAGTGTTCCTCGTCAAGAAGTTGGCGTACTCCCTTATGTTCGCCCAAATTCTGCCCCTATTAAAAACCAATAACTAACCTAAAGTTCATAAATACAATAAGAGAAAATTTAGGAGAAATTAAATATGTCAATGAGTAACAACATGTCTGTATTCACTACTAGCATTAAGAACCTACCTGATTTGGCAAAGAACTATCTTTACCAGATCATATTTGAATATGAAAGTGGTTCTGTTTTGGCTAATGTGATTGGAACAGACGATTTTATGCTTCGTGCTAAAACAGCATCTATTCCACAAAAGGATTTTACTGATTTGAGTACTGAATATATGGGAACTAAACTCGTATATCCTGGTAAGGCTACAATGGCTAACACATTTGATGTAACATTTGACGAATTCCAGGATATGTACATTTCTAAAGCATTACATAGATGGCAAAACTTGCTATTCAATGGTGGTTTCCAAAACGATATTGATGTTGGTGGTATCACTGGTGGTGCTTCTTCCAACTATCTTAAAGATTATTGTGCTACCGTTCGTGTAGTTCTTTATGATTCTGCTTTGAAGAGTAAACTACCTGTTGAATATAAGTTCTATTATGTTTGGCCGAAGACTGTTGCTTCTGTATCTTTGGGTATGGAATCATCTGAAAAGGTTACAAGACAATGTACATTCCAATACTCTACATTTGAATTGGTCGCTACAGGCGAATAATCACATCAGTTTATACAACATAAATAAGAGAACTCGTATGGGTTCTCTTTTTTTTAAAGTGAGAAAAATTAGCCCAAAATTTTCATAAATACATAGTGTATAACACAAAATAGTTCATTAGTAAATTGGAGGAAAACCAAAATGGATAAAATTCTTGAAAAACTTGCTGGTGTTTTGACTGCGGAAGATTTGCAGGAAATCAAAGAATCCTTTGAATCAGCCGTAGAAGAAAGACTAAAAGTAAAATTAGAAGAAGAAAAACAAGCCATCGCCAAGAAAGCTGATGAATTTTGTAATCAAAGAATCAAGGAAGAAGTTGAAAAGAAGACTTTGGAATTGGAAAATCTCGCAAATCAGTATTGTGAAGAACGCTGTGCCAAGATTACCGAAAAGGCACAAGAAAAACTTGATACCCAATGTAAGAAATT